CGCTGCCAAAACTCGTAAAATATGGCGACTCACACTTATGATAGAGCAAAAAATTTTCGCCTGCGAAATTCGCAGGGTACGTAAAAGACTCCATGTGAGCATCTTCTTAATAGAAGATTACATGTTCTGCGAATTAGGCAATGTTAGACATATTTGCCCCCAACCGTCGCCCGGCTGGGATAACTATCGTTATTTATACTCACTAGTTTAAATGAGTTTAAGATCTTTTTTAAAATCCCACATAGCGATCAACCTTGTGAGAAGTGCTCGTTTAACCGGAGCTAGGTTAGATATATTTAAGGACCTTCTAAAGGTCACAAATCAGTCCCTATGAAGGAACAGGATCAGCGCTATACCGATACATCGTTGGTACATTTTGAAAATATACAAAAGAAAAATCGGGTCCAGCGCTGGTAAAAACCTGAACAACAGGTTGATTGGTAGAACCAATTGGTTGAAATGCATGAACCTCAAAACCATCCAAAAAAGTATTATCGACAGTTCGAGAGCTTCCCCGAGAACGGGTCGCTGTTGAATTGGATATGAACTTATAATTGGAATAGAGAGGCAATGATAGGGAAATAGTAGCATTTGATGAGGAATGACTAACTGCAGTACCTCTACAAGAGGCAAACAAGCGATTTGTCATCCAATTAATGCTGTTCCGAGTGGCTCCTTGGGCTGTCCTCAAGCCCTCAAGTGTATAACTTGTTTGAGAAGTTTCTGCTCGAGTGGCAATTATTTGAGGCATATAATCTGCTTGAGCGGTGGGCAGCAAATAATAATTTACTGCTCCTCTCTGCCCCACGAAACACATGGCAAACCAATTCATGAAATTCCAACAAACCCAGTTATAGTCTTGTGAGACTCCCGAAATTAAACCGACTGCAGCCGACGATCCCAAGGGATCATAGCCCGGGTAAAGTGGCAACCGGTGATGTATCCAAGTAGAAAAACATGCATTAGTAGAAGCACTAGGAGGCTCAAAAGGTACGGTTGCATAAGCACATGTTCGCTGACATAGAGTTCGTATTGAAGGAACTTTCTCACCCATGTAAATAGATGATAAATTCGGATCTTCTCGGGTACTCCCTCCTGCTATGTCAATCTCCCCATTCATATCATAGCTCATTTCAGTACTTTGAGGAGTATACGGAGACATCCTATAATCTGGTTCAATAGGACCTGCAAATTCCATATTATCACCTGCTCGCGCAGACAGAATAATAGAAACTGGAGCAGTGCCAGATGGACTAGATAATTCTGTGAGTACTTTAATTGAAATGTAACCATTGTATGTAATGTTGGTACTAGAATCAAAA